CGTGTATATGGGGTACAATGGAGACACTGGTTAACTCCAATATCACATAAGAGTGAAGTCTTTATGGATGAGTTTGGCAACACATACAACCGTAAAGGTAGTATACATCATAAAGAGATTGACCAATTAAAAAATCTAATAGAGGGTATACAAAAAGACCCTAATGGTCGTAGACATATACTTACTGCATGGAATCCGGGTGAGTTAGATCAAATGGCATTGCCACCATGTCATGTGTTATGTCAATTCTATGTCAACAAAAATCGTGAACTATCTTGCCATATGTACCAGCGTAGTGTGGATGTGTTTCTTGGTTTACCTTTTAACATTGCTAGCTATGCGTTACTCACTCATTTGATAGCACAAGTATGTGGTTTAGGTGTAGGTGAGTTAGTTATCAGTACTGGTGACACACATATCTATACCAATCATGTTGAACAAGTTAAAGAGCAGTTAAGCCGTGAACCATTATCATTACCTGTATTGAAACTTAATACAAGTATAAAATCTATTGAAGATTTTTCAATGGATGATATTGAGTTAGTTGATTATCAATGCCATACTGCTATCAAAGCTGATATGGCAGTATGAAGATAGTTGAATGTATTGTACATAAAATAACAATGGGTGATGTGGAAGACCCTGACTTGTATGTTGCTGAACCAATTTGGAAATGGCAACAAACAGAAGCAGGACAATGGGTCATGGAGAATGCAGTAGATGTTCCTATATGGCGTAGAAGCGTTGATTACATGTCATATGGTCATGTATACACTATACATGCAAAACTAAAAGATATCGATTACACTTATTTTAAATTGAAATTCCAATGAATATATTAGTAACAGGCGGATTAGGCCTTATCGGACACAATGTAGTAAAACGTTTATCAGAACAAGGACATACTACATCAATAATTGATAATAAAACCAATTACGGTATCATTCCTCAAAGTGAGATTGACTATCTGATGGCTGAACGAGAAAAGAAATTTATGTCACGTAATTTTACTGACACATTAAGTTTTATGTACAATAAAGACATTTCAGATGTTAATGAAATGGATAATATTTTCAATATAGAACAGCCAGAGATTGTGATTCACATGGCTAGTTTCCCTAGACAGAAAGTTGTCAACGCAAACCCAGCATTAGGTAGTCGTACAATGAGTGAAGGATTACTTAACTTATTAGAACTGTCCAACAAGTATGAAGTGCGTAAGTTTATCTACATGAGTAGTAGCATGGTATATGGTGACTTTGTTGATGATGTTAAAGAATATTCTCCATGCAATCCAATTGGTCAGTATGGTATAATGAAACTAGCAGGCGAATGGTTAGTTAGAGATTACTCTCGCAGAACTAATCTTGTTCATACTATCATTCGCCCAAGTGCAGTTTATGGACCATTAGATGTTGAAGATAGAGTTATCAGCAAATTCTTACTTACAGCAATGCGCGGTGGCGTATTGAAAGTCAACGGTGAGCATGAAACACTAGACTTTACTTATGTTGATGATGCCGCTGATGGTATTGTGGCTGCGGCATTAAGCGACAACACAGAGAACAAGACCTACAATATCACAAAGAGCCATAGTGTTACCTTACTTAAGGCTGCACAGATGGCTATCAAAATAGCAGGGTCTGGAACAGTAGAAGTTAGGGGCAAAGATGCTGATTTCCCTAGCAGAGGTGCATTGAATATTGATGCTGCTAGACAAGATTTTAATTTTAATCCTAAAGTAGATGTAGAAGAAGGCTTTCAACACTATTACAATTGGTTAAAAAACTCAGAATATTATGCCAAAAATAACAACTGAGTTTATAGTCAAATGGTCAGCTACTGTATGTGCATTAATAACCGTATATTTAACTAGTCACGATTTTATCCCCTACAACAAGTACATGGGGATAGTAACCGCATTTTTATGGATGTGGTTAGGATTTATGTGGAAACAACCTAGCATGTGGGTGTTAAACATAATTATGTTATGCTTATACACTAGTGGGTTGTTTCTGAGATAAATATATGCATGTTCATATTGCATTTTCTCCCTGACTTTATAATTCACCTAGTATTCTTTGCAGGTGTTCTGGCTACCATAGCTGGATTTGTTCTAGGGTTTATCCCGTTCATTAAATCTTATCAACTTCCCATACAAATAATTGGTATATTGTTGTTGAGTTTTGGCTTATTCATAGAGGGTGGCCTAGCAAATGAAGCTGCGTGGCAACTAAAAGTCAAAGAAGTAGAAGCTAAACTAGCAGAAAAAGAAGCAGAAAGCCAACAAGAAAATGTCAAGATTGTAGAAAAACTAGTTACTAAGACAGAGTTTGTAAAGGGTAAGACACAGGAAGTTATCAAATACCTTGACAAAGAAGTAGTAAAAGACAATGAGGTAATCAAATATGTTGAAATGTGTCCAGCTATTCCTCAAATCATACTGAAATCTGTAAATGATGCAGCAACACTATCACATGAAGCAACAAAATGAAATACTTAATTATACTATCCGCACTTTTCCTAGCATCTTGCAGCACCCCTGTACCATTGACAGCTAAGTTTCCTAAAGTTCCTGAAACTTTGTTAAAAGGTTGTCCTAAGCAATTAGAAACTATTGAGGGTGATAATGTCACAATCGTAGATTTTGTAAAGACCGTAGTTAGAAATTATGGCACTTACCATGAATGTGCATCTAAAAACGACAGCTGGATTGAGTGGTATCAGATTCAAAAGAAGTTATGGGATGAATCTGAGTAATCCAAAACTGTGATAAATACATTATAGTTTAGGATTTAGACATGACCCAAGAAATAATTAACATCGGCGCAGAGCCAAATGACGGCGAAGGTGATCCGTTACGTACTGCATTTGAAAAAGTAAACAATAATTTCAGTCAATTATATAGTACTGGGTTTTTCACATCCGAAGCATATTCTACTGGAAACACAGCCGGACAAGTTATATTCACATCACCCGTAGAATCATTTACGCAAGGAATTTTTCAAGTAAATTCTAACGACACATCCTCAACTGATACGGAAAATATCATGTTAAACGTATCTGTAATCAATGATGGCAGTGGATTAAAGTGGAACGGACACAATACATTGTTCAATGGCAATGTGTTAACTGAATACGATGTAGATATATTTGATTCTAATGTTCGTATATTAGTCAATCCAATAATTGATACAACAATATATCACTTTATATCAGCACAGATTACATGGACAGGTGTTCCTGTACCTGGATTGTCAATACAAACAGAATCTATAGTTGATGCTACGATAGAAACAGAAAATGATTTTGACCTACAGACTGAAAACGAAATTACAGTATGAGAGCAAAAGAATTTGTAACTGAGAGTAGAACAGGAACAATCACCCGTGATGTTGGATTAGCATTGCCGGGTGCGTTTAAGATTCCTGCACTTAAAAATCAAGACCCTTACTTACAATATCGTTTCGGTGTAGCAATCGCGGGTGCCAAAGGTGCAGCACAACGTGCTCAAGATGGTGTTCCAGATTTTGACGGAGCAGAATCAGTATTCGGTGAGAATGAGATTGTAGTAAGTTATGACCCTAAAGCTGAAATATGGATTAAAGATGCATTAGTAGCGATGGGTATGCCACCCAGTGATGCTGTACAAATTGGTACGCTGGCTAGTGAAGAAGCACCCGATGTAGATAAAATTAGCCCAGTTAAATCATTCAAAGGATATCCAAAATGAGAGCCAGTGAATTTTTAACTGAGGGTGAGGGTGAGGGCGAGATGCATCATAATCATAGTCAAGCTACACAGGGTGTTTACAAAACCCGTGATATTGGTGGTTATGACCGCATCTACCACTTGAATCGATTAATGATGGCTATGGGTATGGCAGACGGAAAGAGTAAAGACGCAGTTGAAATGGACAACTCAAGTTTTGCTGAAAAGTATAACACAGTTCACCCATATACAGAAGAAGAATATAATATGTTCATCTCTGCTACAAAGACTATTCCAACTGATAGAAAGAATGTTGTTCCATATTCTAAAAGCAAAGAACCAGAAGATACTAACACAACTAGTTTAGTAAAACCATTCAAAGGTTACAAAAGAAAATAATCAATCATCATATTCCTAGAATAAGTAATTATATCAAATTACAGGAATCTAAATGATAATCGATATTAACCAAACACTTGACTTAATCAAACTAAAATTTTATAA